ATGGAAGAAAGAGGATGCCGAATTTTCCGAAGAATGGGACAACGCATACCAAAACGCCGTTGATAATTTGGAAGAAACCGCATGGCGTCGGGCAATGCGACAAAAAGACCCGAGCGACACATTATTGATATTTTTGCTAAAAGGCCATAGAAAAGAACGATTTGCGGAAAAAACCCAAGTTGAACACATGGGGAAAATAGAAATTGACGACGCAAAAGCCCAGCTTGGCGAATTACTCGGCGGCGCAGAAGTTTAAAGCCCTCGATGCCAAAAAAAGAAAAGCGTTCATTGACAACCTAACAGATGCACAAGCGTTGGCGTTCCTGTATGATTGGGATTTTTGGCGCAGACCCAACCAGGCAACACCCCAAGGTGATTGGGCCGTGTGGATGATATTGGCGGGCCGTGGGTTTGGGAAAACACGTACGGGCGCACAATGGGCGATTGAAGCGGCAGAAAAACGGGGGAGCAATGGACGTATCGCATTGGTGGGCAGAACACCGGGTGATGTGCGGGATGTGATGATTGAGGGCGAATCTGGCATATTGAAAAAAAGCCCCCCATGGTTTCGGCCATTGTATGAACCATCGAAAAGACGGTTGACATGGCCCAACGGGTGCATTGCAACCACATATTCGAGTTATAAGCCCGATGAGTTACGCGGGCCACAACACACAGATGCATGGTGTGACGAAAAAGCCGCGTGGATGTACCTCCAAGAAACATGGGACATGCTGCAATTTGGTGTGCGCCTCGGGCAAGATCCCCGCATCTGCATAACGACCACACCAAAACCCCTAAAACTTATACGCGAAATATTAGGCCGTGAGAACACGGTCACAACAACGGGTTCCACATACGACAATTTGCACAATCTGGCCCCAACGTTTCGGGATGCGATATTGTCGCGTTATGAAGGCACAACCCTTGGCCGCCAAGAGATTCATGCCGAATTGCTCGACGAGATCGAGGGCGCGTTATGGTTAAGGGCATGGATTCGCAAGCAACAGCCGCCAAAGACAGACACGGGCAACCTCGATCTAAGGCGCATTGTTGTGGGGGTAGATCCCGCAACAACATCAAATCCAGACTCAGACGAAACGGGCATAATTGCGTCAGGGGTCGATTTTAAGGAACATGGCCATGTTTTAGCAGATTCAAGCGGAAGATACACACCGGATGGATGGGCAAGGGCTGCATTGGGTTTGTACCACGATCTAAAAGCCGATTGCATTGTTGCAGAATCCAATCAGGGTGGTGAAATGGTGGCGCACACGATACGAACCATTGACCGAAACGCCCCGGTAAAGTTGGTACACGCCAAGCGGTCAAAACAGGCCAGAGCCGAACCCGTGGCGGCCCTTTATGAGCAAGGGCGCATCACACACGCCGACGATTTGCCACAATTAGAGGGTGAATTGATTAGCTGGATTCCCGATACGGGCGAAGAATCACCCAACAGACTGGACGCCATGGTTTATACCATGCATGAGTTGATACTGGGCAAGCGCAATGTTTCCCAAAGAAAGCTGACAGGGGTTTAAGATGGATGTCCGTGTTTTGTTGGTTGAGGATGACGCCGTAACAGCAAAGATCATAGAGGTAACGCTAAAAAATTCGGGTAACCTGTTTAAATTTTTCCCACATCGCGTGAAGTCCCTATCGGAAGGTCAGGCCGCCATTGATGCAAATGATTATGATTGCATACTGCTGGATCTGATATTGCCGCCCCATAACATAGACGAAACATTTGAGTGGGTGAGTGTAAACAAGTGGGATAATCGGGCCGTTGTGGTGGTAATGACCGGGTATGATAAAGCCGAGGTATTGCCACGAATGCAAAAGTATGACATGCAGTTTTTGGTCTTGAAAAATGAGATGATGGAGGATGTTAAGTCAATATCTCTTATTTTGTTACAAGCCATAAACCAATCAATTTTGAATGATGTTAAAAAACAAACATCTGAATTAAAAAGGCTTTTGGCATGACATCGTCGGAGATATTGCCCGCGATTTTACAGGCGGGTGCAATCGGTTTATTGGCCATGATATTCGGTATAGCGTACAAATTGATAAGCCAATACCTCGACCTAAAATCAAAACAGTCACAAAAAGAAGAACCCCCAAGACCAACATCAAATTATGATTATAACGAGCAAAACGCCCGAATTATTTATGATGTCTCAAAGACATTGTCTGAGACAGTTGTTATCTTGGGCAATGTCGCAGCAATGAACGCGGATATTTTGAAAGAACAGAAAAAGTCATTTGAAATACTTAAGGATCACACCAAAGCATTTGATGATTTCATGCGACGCTATGAAACCCGAATTTTAAACAAAGAGAAAACCGATGCCCATTGACTCCAAGCACGATCAATACAATACCCGCATAAAACAATGGACAATGTGCCGTGATGTTGCGGCGGGAACGGATGAGATAAAAGAAAAAGGCACAAAATATCTGCCCCAATTGTCGGGCCAAGATGCCGACGAGTATGAGGCATACAAACGGCGGGCCGACTTTTACGGGGCGTTTGCGCGTACCGTCCAGGGCATTGCGGGTGCGGTGTTTCGTCGCCCGCCAACCGTTGAATTGCCCGAACAATACGCCGATTATACCGATGACATCACCCTTGAAGGTTTGCCGTTTGATGTGTTTGCCCGCAATGTGTTTGACGAGGTGTTGACCGTTGGGCGCGTGGGTGTTTATGCCGATATGCCAACCGAAGGGGCCGCCGATCTGCCGTTGAGGCCATACGCCGTGATGGTTACGGCTGAGAATATTATAAATTGGCGTTCACGGTGGTCGTTTAAGCATGGGCGGTACATTTTAGACATGGTTGTCATTGCCGAAACCGTCGATGTGGCGGGCGATGATCAATACCAGGCAGACCAGACCGACCAGTTTAGGGTCATGGAATTAGAAAACGATATTTTGGTGGTGCGCGTATGGCAGAAAAATAAAGATGAAGTGGGAAAAGATAAATGGGTCATGGTTTCGGAAACAATACCCCGTCGGTTGGGCGTGGCATTGGAGCGCATACCGTTCCGGTTTATAAACGTGACCACATTGACACCCGATGTGCAGAAACCGCCCCTTTTGGATCTGGCACACGCCAACCTCAGCCATTACCGAACAAGCGCAGACCTCGAGCATGGCCGCCATTATACCGCATTACCAACCCCATGGGTGGCGGGTTTTCCGGCATCCACAGAGTTGCGCATTGGGGCGAATGTCGCATGGGTATCGGATGATCCCAACGCCAAGGCGGGTATTTTGGAGTTTACCGGGCAAGGCTTGGGTGCATTGGAAAACGCAGCAGAGCAAAAAGAAAAGCGCATGGCCATATTGGGTGCGCGAATGTTGGAAAGTCAACCGCGAGGTGTTGAGGCAGCCGATACGGTGCGATTACGTCAAGCGGGTGAGGCCGCCACAGTACAGGGCATGATCAATGCGATTGAGGCAGGCTTACAAGATTTGCTCGGTTGGATGGTCTGGTGGGCTGGTGGTTCTCAGGATGATGCAATCTTGGAGATCAACCGCGATGTAATAGAAACAACATTGCCGCCACAAGAATTGACCGCATTGACTCAGGCATTGCAAGCGGGTGGGATCTCATACGAAACGTATTACTACAATTTGCAACGTGGTGATCTCACGCGGCCCGATATTGACGTTGATGAAGAAAAAGAGGGCATAAGCAACGATGGTGGCAGTTTGGACACCAACCGAGGGAACACAACACCCGAGGATAACGCAGAAATTGCCGCCGCCGTCAACAATATAGGGGGGTGATATGGCATTGTCGAAAGCGCAAGAAATTAAAAATTTAGTAATGAATTACCCTGACAGCCCCAACCGTAGACGGATATTGACAGAATTGAATGGGGCAGAAGAACAATTAAACGCCTTTTTGTTTGGTATAGCTTCAAGCATGGGGTACAGATTTAATGACGATAAAACAATTGAAAAAAGAGCTTAATAAATACCCCGACGACGAAACCGTCATTATTGTTTTAGAATGGCAAGGGGGGTTTTATAAGGCCGATGTGGGCGGGGTGATTGAGGGACAAGAGTGGGAAGAAAAAGACAAAAGAATATGGATATATGACAATGATGGTTTTCTTAGGTGAAACGCGGGCGTCAGATTTTTTAAAAAAAATCAAAAAAAACAAATGGGGGCGAATATTTGTTGAAACACGCCCTCAACCGTTTGCGGGCGAAATATGGGCATTTGATAATGGCGCATGGTTGGATTTTGTCAATAATCGCCCATTTGACGATGTGGCCTTTATGCGCCGATTATATCGGGCATATAGGGTAGGTTATCCATTATTTGGCGTCGTACCTGACATTGTGGGGGGGGGGATGCGTTCCCTTGATTTTAGTTTGTATTGGCGGGATAGGTTGCCAAACGATTGGGCATGGTATTTGCCATTACAAGACGGCATGAAAATTCATGAAGTCAAAAACGTTGCAAATATGTTTGACGGTTTTTTTATCGGGGGGACAGACAAGTTTAAATTAGAGGCTGCCGCATGGGTAGATTTGGCGCGAAAAAAACAAAAACCTATACATTACGGGCGATGTGGCACATTATCAAAGGTTGGACACGCCAAACGGTTGGGCGTTGATTCGATTGATTCATCATTCCCGTTGTGGACAAAATCAAGGTTTGATGAATTTGTTGATTGCGTTACAGGTGAAACAGAACAGCTTTCAATGTTTGCGGCATAATAAAAGGGGGGGACATGGAAATGCTAAAAAGTATTTTTCGTTTTATTGGCTTGTTCCCTCGGTCTATTTTGAGCGCGAATTGAAGCGGCGGGCGAACATGCCCCCGCGCATTTTAGGACAATAAATGCCATCAGTACAAACAATGATACGCCGTATGCACGACATGCGCGACGAAATAGAGGATGGCGTCATTGACGATGCCGCCAAACGGTTGGAGCGTATATTTGCACGAGCAGAACGCCGCCTTGCAAGCATAGAGGCACAATTTGAGCGTTTCGCATTGTCGGGCAATGGCACAATTGCACAGATCCCCGAGAATGTGGCAACAGCCCAATCTATCGTTGACGATTTAAACGCAGAAATACAAGCCGCCATCGTGCGACCCGGTAAGGATTGGGCGAAAAAGGCCATCCCCGAGGCGTTCAACGCGGGGCGCGATCTGGCGCGGGTCAACCTCG